TAAAAGGAGCTATTAATAGAGAAATGGCTGATTTTTGTTTTGCTTATTTCTTAAATAAAAGAAAGGCAGCAAGATTTTTATTTGATCAAAAATATATATCACCTTTTACCGATTACTGGGGTGTATGGAATGATCAACAAGTCCCTAATACTTATTCTCATTACGCAGATTTAGTTATGGAAACTTTATTACAAAAAGTTCAACCTGTTATGGAAAAACATACCTCACTTAAATTAAGTCCTACATATTCCTATGCAAGGATTTATAAAAAAGGTGATGTACTCGCTCGACATAAAGATAGATACTCATGTGAGATATCTACTACTTTAAATTTAGGAGGAGATGATTGGCCTATTTATTTAGAACCTTCTGGAAGAACAGGTCAAGCAGGTATTAAAGTAGATTTAAAACCAGGTGATATGCTTATTTATTCAGGATGTGAACTTGAACACTGGAGAGAAGAATTTACTGGTAAAAACTGTGGACAAGTATTTTTACATTATAATAAAAAAGGTTCTAAAGTAGCTAAAGAAAATGAATTTGATAAACGTCCATTTCTAGGACTTCCTGCGTGGTATAAAGGCTTTACTTTACCTAAAAAATAGCATAAAATTAATTCTGTGTGGGAGGTACACCACCAATCACCTATCTCCCATGCACTTTAAGCAATCTATACAAGTCAATAACTAAATATTATAATGGTTATATGCTTAGAAAAGTAAATTTCATTCCTGGCTATAATAAACAACTAACCCCTTCTGGAGTTGAAGGAGGATGGATAGGTGGGGACTATGCCAGATTCAGATACGGTTTACCGGAAAAGATAGGGGGATGGGAAGAGAGTCAAACAAACACACTTCCCGGCGCTGGTCGTAAAATCTTTTCTTGGTTTGACACACAAGGAAATAGATGGACCGCGGTAGGCACTAATAAAATTTTAGCTGTATGGTTTGAGGGAGAATTTCATGACATTACCCCTTTAGATAGTTCTTTAGAGCAATCTGGAGTTACTATTACTACTAGCAATAATTCTGATGATGCTACTCTCAATTTTTCAAGCACTACAAATTTAGAAGATGGTATGGTTATTATGTTAGATAATGTAACGATGCCAGGCTCAGGTACCAGTATTACAGCTGCTGCTTTAGAAGATAAAAAATTTGAAGTATTAACTACTCCCACAGGTACAACTGTTACTATTAAATTGCCTTCTACCGAAACTGGAGCAGGTATTACAGCTGGTGGATCAATGACGGTTAAACCTTATTATCGAATAGGAAGTTCTACTCAAACTTATGGCTATGGGTGGGGAACAAGCTCCTGGGGTAATGGAGGATGGGGTGATGCTTCAACATCAACACAAGTAATTTTACAACCCGGACAATGGCAATTAGATAATTTTGGTTCTTTATTATTAGCAACTATAAGAGGCGGTAAAACTTTTCAATGGGATCCAGAAAATGTTGACGTTCCTACTGCTGTTGCTACACGAGCCACGGTGGTAACTAACGCACCTACTGCATCAGAAACTATGATTGTATCAGAAAAAGATAGACATGTTATTTTATTTGGAACTGAAACAACCATAGGAACTGCAACTACTCAAGATAAAATGTTTATAAGATTTTCTGATCAAGAAGATAGAAATGATTGGGTTCCTACATCTACCAACACGGCTGGAACGATGAGATTATCTTCAGGTTCAGAAATAAGAGCAGCTATTCAAGGACGAGACTTTGTATTTGTTTTAACTGATAAAGCTGCTTATGTAATGCAGTTCGTAGGACCCCCTTTTACTTTCTCTGTCAGACAAGTAGGTACTAACTGTGGAGTCATAGGCCATAATGCAGTTGCGTTTGCTGATGGTAAAGTATTTTGGATGGGGGATGCCGGTGGTTTCTTTATGTTTGATGGTACTGTTAAAAATTTAACATGTAATGTAGAAGATTATGTATTTCAAGATATTAATTATACTTCAGGTCAAGTTGTTGCAGCAGGTGTAAATAACTTGTTTAGTGAAATTACTTGGTTTTATCCTACTGAAAGTAGCTCAGTAATAGATAGATATGTTTCATTTAATTTTACTGAAAGTGGCTCAGTTCCAGGAGGAGTATGGACTACAGGAAGTTTAGCCAGAACCGGATGGGTAGACTCTGATGTTCAGCCTAAACCGTATGCTATAGAATATTTATCTGCTACTCATACCTCTGATACCCCATTAATTTATGGAAACACAGAAGGAATAACAAAAATGTATAAACACGAAACAGGAAATAATGCAGTCACTGCTACAGGTACTTCTACTGCTATTGCAGCCTATATACAATCAGGCGATTTTGATTTAGATGTAGATGGAGATGGAGAATATATAATGAAAATTAGAAGATTTATTCCTGATTTTAAAACTTTAACTGGTACTGCTAAAATTTCAATGAATCTTAAAGATTATCCAGCAGATAGTGAAACAGCTTCGGGATTAAGTCCCGTCTCTATTACTTCTGCTACTACTAAAGTAGACTTAAGAGCTAGAGCAAGATTAATTAATTTAAAAGTAGAGAACGACGGTAAGGATGAGACTTGGAGATTCGGAACTTTTAGAGCAGATATACAACCAGACGGGAGAAGATAATGGCAAAAGTAACTGTACAATTTCAAGAGCCTACGGATGATTATGACGCATCTAATCAAAGACAGATTAAATTTAAAATGGAAGAACTTAAAACACAGCTTAATACATCATATCAAAGAACAATTGAAAATGATTCCCAAGCGTTTCAATGGTTTAATGTAACTTATGGCTAAGAAAAAAGGTTTGTATGGGGTTAATACTTATGTTAAAAAAAGTAGAAAAAAAATTCATCGACATAAAAAGCGTCTTTCAAAATCGCAGAAACGGTCGTATAAAAAATATCGAGGACAAGGTAGATAATGGCAATACAATATAAAAATGCACGATTTAGTTTAACAGGTACAGGTCAAACTACAGTTCTAACTTTAAGTGTAAGCTCAAGAGCCATCTTACAAAATATTCAAACTCAAAATGTAAGTTCAGGAACTACAACTGTTACTGCTCATATGTATGATTCAAGTGTTGGTAATACATCTGAAATTAGTACTATAAAATTAAGTACCATGACTACCCAAAATTTGGCGAAAGGACCTATAGTTTTAGAAGAAAGTGATGCCTTGAAATTACAGGCAGGCACTGGTAATGTAATAAAAGGAATGATCTCTTACGCATTATTAACAGGGGATCAAGGAACGGCATAATGGCAGACCCAATAAAAATACCTGCAAAGGTCAAAGAAATAGTAAAGAATAAAAGAACTGGTAAGGTATACGCAGATAAAGCAGAATTTGATGCTGATGTAGCTAATCCTGGTACAGATACTATTTCTGATGATTTTAGACAGGACATTGAAATAACAGTTGCATCTTTGGAAGTATTTGGTAAAACCAAATAATGCAACCCTACGGTGGAACCGAAATTCAATTAGATTATCTAAAAAAATATTGTTCCAATCATTGGGATTCCGTACAAATTACCACTTCGGTTCCAGAAAAAGAACCTCTTCATCCTGTTCGATCTAATATTCTATGGCTTAAAAATTCTTTTGACCAACCTAACATTGCTCCTTGGTTTTCTAATCCTAAAAACCACACAAAATATGATTGGTATGTATTTAATTCCCATTGGAATTATGAAAAATTTAGATATATGTTCAAATTAGAGTCTCCTAATTGTCTAGTTATTAAAAATGGTATTGATTATGATGAACTTGTTATTAAGAAAAAGCAGGAAAAGAAGGATAAAATTAAATTAGTTTATTTCTCTACTCCATGGCGAGGACTAGAAGTTCTTCTTCATTCAATGGAACAATTAAAAGAGAATAAAAATATTACTTTAGATGTTTATTCCAGTACTCAAATTTATGGAGATGCTTTTAAAGAAGCTAATGATAAGCACTACCTTAAATTGTATGAAAAAGCTAAACAACTGCCCAATGTTAATTACATGGGTTATTGTAAGCATAAAGATTTATTAGCCAAACTTCATGAGTATGATGCCAATGTTTATCCTTCTATATGGGAAGAAACGTTTTGTATTTCTGCTATGGAATCACTAGCAGCGGGTCTAGTCTTATTGACCACGGACCTCGGCGCTATTCCTGAAACATGTGGAGAATTTCCTATCTATGTTCCTTATACTTCAGACTATAAAGCTTTAAGTGAAAGATTTACGGCAGGTATTCAAGGGGTTCAATCCATGTTTAAAAATGATATTAATGATATATTAGATTTTCAAAAAGCATATTATAAAAAATTCTATGATTGGAATGTTATAGGAATGTTTTGGAAACGATTTTTACTCGGAGCTTATCGTGAAAAAAGAACAACCATTAAAAAAAGAAACGAAATCTAGGATTAGCTTAATGGTAGCTACCCCGTGTTATGACACGGTGCAACTACACTACTGTAAAGCCATCTTGGATTTACAAAAAGAATGTCTATTGAATGGTTATCATATTACTTTTCAAATACTTAAAAGTAGTTTAGTTACTCAAGGACGTAATCTAGCTGTATCTGCTTTTCTCAATTCTTCTTGCACTCATTTTTTATTTATTGATTCGGACATTTCCTTTAGTACTAGATCTATTTTTAGATTATTACATTCGGATCATGAGATAAGCTGTATTGCTTATCCGATGAAAACTATAAATCAAAACAAATTTAGAGAGGATCTAAAGCGTCGTCCGGATGATGATGTAGAAACAATGGGATTAACCTTTCCCATTCATGTTAAAGATCCTGATAATATTAAAATTAAAGATGGTTGGATAGAATTACACAGAGCACCAGCGGGATGTATGATGATACAACGTTCTGTATTTACGAAGTTAGTCAAGGAATACCCTAAACTTACCATTAAACAAGACCATGTTATAGATGGTAAGATGGTAAGAAGACCTAATTTTTATAACTTTTTTGATACTTATTATAATCAAGAAGAAGAAATTTATTTAGGAGAAGACTTCTATTTCTGTAAATTATGGACTGATGTAGGTGGTAAAATATATGCCTTAGTCGATGAATATATTACCCATACAGGCGAGAAGTCTTATATAGGTAAATTAAAAGATGAGCTAACTGTGGCATGATATTGATATGTGCCTCACTTATGGGTAAAATGGTAAATACAATAGATATTTATTATGGATCCATTAACATTAGCATTAGCTACATTCGGCGTACAAAAACTTAGAGGAAAATCAACAGGTAGATCATTTAGAGATGCCTTCTTAGTAGGAGGTGGTTCTGCTGCTATTGGAGCAATGGGTGGTGCTGGAATGGGAATAGGACAAGGCGCACCTTTTAGTGGAATAAAATCTTTTTGGGGAACACCGGGAGTTAACACAGCTACCATGCAAGCTAAAGGAGCTACACCTGTAAAGGCAACAGGTCTTCAAGGCCTTATGCAAAAAGCTGGACCTTGGTGGAGTGACCAATCGCCTGCCGCTAAGATAGGTTATGGAACAGCAGCAGCTGTAGGACTAGGAGAAGTATTTAAAGGTGATGATCCTAAACCACCTTTCACAGAAGAAGATTATAAAAAAGCATACGAGAAACAATCCCAGGCACATAAAGGAATAGGAGACTATGCTAGTAACTGGAGCGCAGTGCCTTCCTTATATTCAAATCAAGATGTATATAAATATAACACTGGTGGTCTAGCAAGTGTTCAAAAATTTAATCAAGGAGGAGTTAATTATCTTCCATCTAAAACTACCCACGATGAGAAAGATACACAAAATTATATAAGAGCTGGAGGCTATTTAGAGGATCCCCAAGGAGATAAAGACGAAGATACTATCCTAGCTCAATTAGCAGATGGTGAATTTGTATCCCGAGCAGATGCTATATTAGGAGCCGGTATTTTAGAAGGAGCTTCTATATCTGATAGAAAAGAAATGAGAAAGAAAGGTGCAACTTTCTTTTACGATCAACAGAAAAAATTTAAAAGGATATTTGATTTATTACATGCAAGCAAAAAAACAGAACATTAATAAAGTAATAGAAGTATTAGCTATTGCACCCACGGATGTAGATAATATGTGGCCTTTAGTTGAATTTCAAATTAAAGAAGCTTTAAAATATGGCGGAAGCTGGGCAGAGTCTTCTCATATTAAAGCAAACTGTAAAAAGGATACTAATCAATTGTTTATTATATATGGATCAGATGACGGCCTAGAGAATAAAGTATTTGGTGTAATGGTTACACAATTTATGAAGCTACCTAACTTTAAAGAATACCAAGTATTAATATTAACAGGTAAACATTATAAATTATGGGTAGATAAAATTATTAAAGTCATTGAAGAGATGGGTAAATTAAATAGCTGTAAACGAATCAGCGTTCAAGGTCGTCCGGGATATTTAAAAAGTGTTATTCCGCACGGTTGGAAAGTAAAACATTATCACTTTGTTAAGGAGTTAATATGAGTTTCTTTGGCTGGGGTGGCGGCGGAGGCGGCGGAGGCGGCGGCTCGACAACCGGCACACAAACAAACATTGCAAGAGAAGCACCAGGAGTAGAGTCGCGTAAACTAGCACTCTATGATGAAGCTTTAAACTTAGCAAAAGCTCCAATCAGTTTACCTGCCTATCAAACAGCTAAACCTTCAGCTTTACAACAAGCAGGCTTTACGGGTGCAGGAACTACAGGAGTAGGACTTCCTCAACTATCTGCAGGTCTAGGAGCTATTGCCGGCGCTCAAACTTTAGCGGGCGGCTTACCCGCAACAGGAGCTGGAAGTATTGCTTCTTTTATGAATCCATATTCACAACATGTTACAGATGAAATCAACCGACAAGCTCAAATAAGACAAAATCAATTGTCAGCAGAAGCTGTTCAATCAGGAGCCTTTGGTGGAGCAAGACAAGGAGTAGCATCAGCTGAATTAGATAGAGCCCGACTAGGACAAATAGGACAAATGCAGGCAGGAATATATGGACAAGCTTTAGGTGCAGCTCAAGCACAACAAAGATTAGGGGTAACTACAGGGATGCAGGCTGCTCAACAATATGGAGTAGCAGGAGCACAAGCACAACAAATGCAACAAGCAGATATTCAAAGTCAACTTCAAGCAGGAGGAGTTCAACAACAATTAGCACAACAAGCTTTAAGCGCTCAGAGACAAACTCAAATGGCAAGAGCTTACGAGCCATATCAAAGAATGGAATTCATGAAAGGTATGATGACTAACCTTCCAACATCAGCAAGTCAGATTACAGCAACCACAGGTCCAGGAGTTAATCCGTTAGCTCAAGCTGCCGGTGCAGGTATCGGAGCTTATGCTGCCTACAACATGGTAAACCGACCAGCAAGTAATATTAATATCGGAAAAGTATAGAGGTGAGAGATGAATGATCCAGTCTTAAACCGAAAAATGTTTAGGCACGCAGCCCAAATTAAGCATAATCAAATTCCTAAATTACAACAAGGAGGTGCTCCTTGGTACTCTACACCAGCGGGTTTAAAAGGAGCGTGGCAAGCAGGACCGGGAAGACATCTGTGGGATTTCAGTAGAGGGGGCGGTTATAATACTGCAATGTTAGCAGCACCTTGGAAAAAAGGACAACTTGCATGGGGTGTAGGAAAAACAGCAGTTAAAGCTGGAATGCCTTATGTTAAAAAAGGTTTACAAAAAACTGGAATTGCTCGGCTATTCAGAGAAGCAACTGGACAAAAACCTTCCTTTACAGGTACTGGCGCACATTACTTAGCTAAAAAATTTCCAAAAACTTATGGAGCAACTAAAATGGGAGTAGGAGGTGCTTTTGTAGGTATGGGAGCTAAAACTATGTATGAGGGAGCAAGAGAAAAGGACCCTGGTAAGGTTGCATTAGGAGCTGGAGAAGCATTAATAGGCCCTGGAATATTTACAAGAGGAAGACAACTTTTTAACTTTGGTAAAACACTTCAAGGGGGCGGTAAAGGAACTAAAGAAGGAATCGAAGCTTTTAAAAAATCTACTAAAATGAAAAAAGGATGGGAAAAATCTAAATTAAGTTCGGGATTGCTTTCGATGCCATTATTGTTTGGTGGAGCAGCCACAATGAAAGACCCAGAGACTGGAGCAGCAGTCCAACTAAGTGATGACGAACAAAATTTAATTATGAACATTGCTCAGAAAGTAGCATTGGAAGCAGGAGCTAACGAGATTACTCAAGAGCATGTGGACCAAGCAGTACAGATTTGGCAAACTGATTTTGCAGTAAGAGAAGGACAAACAGGAGTAGAAGGAGATTATGATAGAGGTAATCCTAATGAAATGAATATTCTAACGGCTGAAACTATTCCACCATCAGGAGGAACACCTCTTAATGAAGATGAAGCCGCAATATTAGAAGCACAAAAACTTAAAGATGCAGAGACACAAGCTAAAGTTTTAAAAGAAGAATTTAATAGTGCAGATCTTGGAACTAAAGATAAGTTTTTAAAATTTAGAAACCAAATTACTGATCTAACAGGGGCTCAAGGTAATGATAGAGATTTATTACTAATGAAACTAGCATCTGGAATGATGTCCAATAAGTCTGGAGAAAAAGGATTAAAAGGATTCTTAGATGTCGTAGGACAGTCTACAGGCCCCGTAGTTGATACAGCTATAGCATTAAACCAATCTCAAAGAGCATTTGATAAAGACTTAGCTATTGCTTTCTTAAAAGCTCAAGAAGACAATAAACCAGGTGCACAAAAAGTAATAGGAGATGTTAAACATGTGATGGTTGATGATCCTGATGCTTTATATGGTAAACGGGTGCTAGAAGTTAGGGAAGATGAATATGGTCAATGGTTAATGCAAACTCAAAACCCTGACGGAACGATCGCCTGGATTCCTTTCCAAGGTCAAAATCCACGAAGTATGGAAGTTTCAGGTACAACTCAACATAAAATGAGAACCAAATTAAGTAGTGCTGCAACTGGATTACAATATGTAAATTATGTCTTAAGCGCTCCTGATGAAGTCCTAGGTTGGGAAGGGGGATGGAAACTAATTACAGAAGATTACAAAGGAGCTATGGATAGCTACCAATCTTACGAGAATAAATATACTCAAGGAATGAGTATGGGTAATTATATTGATAATACAATTTTAGCTGCTGACAATTTAGACACAAGGGAAGTAAAAGTAGGTGGTGTATTAGGTATTGGTAAGGAAAAAATGACCCACGCAGAATGGATCCAAAGGGAATATGGAAGAGATATGGAGGCAGCTAGAGCAGAAGTAATGAAAGAGTACAATGGTAAAGTAAGCCAACAACAACTAGACCAACTGATGCAGGTAGCTTTAATTGAAACAAGATTAAAATATATTATTGCAAACGCTAACAAACATGAAGACCGTTTAACTAAATGGGATATTGAAGCAGCAGCTGAAAGAACAGGTGCATTAGGTATAATTCCTAGACCATTTAAAAACCAAAACGTTACTGCTAAAACAATTAAATCTGCATACAGAGCACTTCAAGCACAATTGATTGGAAACTTTAATACTGATGCTAATAATTATTTAGAATCTGGAGGCAATAGTGCATTCCTAGAATCATTTGTTGTCATTCCATATATTAATCAATGGAAAATGGGTAACGCGGCAAAACAAATAAATCAAGCAGAGACAGCGGATATTTTAACTACCATTCCGGTACCGGGGGAATAATGGCATCAATAGCAGCATTACAAAAAGCAATAGATAATAATGCAATAGACGTTTCTACTTTAAATAGAGAGCAGTTAATGGGATTAGACAAAGCTTTCAAAACTGGAATGCTAAAAGGCTATCCTAATGTAGGTGCCATGATGGAAGAGCAAGGAGCTGCAGCTGAAACATTAGCTAGAGATAAAGAGGCACAGCTTAGACCTTTTGAAGCAGCAACAGGATTAAAAAGATTAGACTTTGAATTAGTAGGAGATGTAGCTGGAAGTTTAATGCCTTACATTCAGGATAGAAATAAAATAGCTCAGGCATTTATTTCATCAGGAGGCAGAGCAAACTATGGATTAGTTAATCTAGGAAACAACGCTTACAAAATGTCTAACCTTGCATCGAAAATAATGATTAGATCTCCCGCAGGTAAGATGGTAGGTCTTCTTGGAAGAACTGCAGCTGTCTGGAATAGAGTTGCTAGAGGAATTGATAAAGCACAACAACAAGTTAAGTATGGATTGGGAATGAAAGGTGGTAGAATGTACTACTCTCCTAGTCAGCTTTTACAAACAGAATTAAAATCACAAGGTCTTGGTATGGCAGGAGCTGGAATGGGATCTATTACCTATGGAGTTGCTGAAGCACTTACTGATACCGGTGGGGCAACACATGAAGATTTAGCTAGAGTAAGTGAAAATGAAATAGATAAACTTTCACCAGTAGAACAAGAGATTGTTCACGCAAATAAAGCTATGTCGAATGCAATGCTATTTAATGCAGGTGGCTTTTTATTAATGCCTTTGTTAGGAGGAATAGGAAGTGGGGTTAAAGGAATTTTAGGTATGAAAGGTAAGCAAGCAGAAATTATTGCTAAGAATGCATACAAGTATGGTTATGATACTAATTTATCAGCAGTCATGAATGAAAACCACGGAGCCTTTGCTGGATTTGTTAGACAATTTAATAAATCAGTTGGAGTATTTCCCTGGATAGCAGGTAAGCGTCAAAAATTTAGAAACAAGTTAGAAGTTCAATTCTATAATAATTATTTAGATAATATTAATGCAGCGGTTCCTATGTCACATACTCAACTATTAGCACTGGGATCAATTCCTCAATTTAGAAGAAACTTTCAAGAGATGTTTAATGTTATTTCTACTAAATATGAAAAAGTATTAGATGCTACTAAGTATCATGGCCTAGAAGATTTAAAAATTGTTCCAACTAAACACGTTGGAGTATGGGCAGATGAAGTATTAAAAAGATTACAAGCTCAATACCCTCAATTGTATGGAGAGACGCAAGGTTTAACTGCTAGAGTAGGGGCACAGTCTCCGGTAACAGAATTTGATGATCCGTTAGTAGCTTTTATAAAAGAATTAAAATGGTTAACACAAAACGATGGTAATATCACGGCCCAACAGGCTATAGGTTTACAAAAAATGTTAACTAAAGTTTTACCTAGTACCAAACTAGAAGACCCTAGAAGTTTTGTTCAAGCTTTAAGAACTGCTTTAGAAAAAGACTGGGCATCTATTGGTGGTGGAAACCCAATGCAAGAATTATTAAAGACTAGCGCAGTTAAAAAATCTTATGACAGTATCGTAGCACAAGGCGGAGCAGAAGCAGGAGAACAATACATTGGTAAGATAATGAAAGGAATTGATGAAGTACAAAAAGCTCAACTAGAAGCTAATAGTTTTTTTCATAATTCTATTATGCCTTACTACTCTCCGACTGCAAAAAATATACGTAAAGTAGATTCAGAAATTTTTACTAACTTAGGTTTAGTAGGAATAACTGGAAGAGCTACTATTAATCCTGATCAAATGTGGGCCAAGGCTATTCGATCTGTGTTTAGATCTACAAGTCCTTTTGCTATACAAGATTTAAAAACTTTAATGGGCTATGGTAAAAACAAAACAGGAACTGAAATGTTTGATAGATTTAGAGAACTATATATCTATGATGCATTTAAAAGTTCTTTTGATTATGCACCAAGAGCTTTAGAAGAAAGAAGTTTATTTAGTTTATTAGAAGAAGCGAAGTCTAGCGGGCTAATGAATCGAAGATACATTGATGAAATTAATGATGAGTTTGTTTCTGATACATGGTTGAAAGGAATAAACCCTGATAAACTTTTACAATCTGGTTTAGGAGATAAGCCTTGGAAAGCATTAAAGGTAGGACCTAATGAAGTACAAGGATTTAATGTAGAACGATTTGCTAAAAACTTAGGGCTAGTGGGAGAGGACACAGACATTGCTGCAGCCAAGAATAAATTAATTCAACTGTATGGCGGAGGAAAGGGAGGTGAACAAGCTTTACATCATTTAGAAACAATGATTAAAATAATGAGAAGAGAAGCTGAAGTAGGAATTGCTGATCCTTCTGTATTCGTACAAAGAAAACTAACTTTAGGAGCGGCTGGTGGAATGAGTTTAGGACAAGGAGTAGCTAGAGGAACATTACTTATGGGTTCTGTAGGTGGAGGCTTAGGAGGTCTCGCAGGATCTGCTGCTTTAATTCTTTTAGGAAGACACATTGGAGGATGGCTAGGAGACCCGGCTGCTTTAAAAAGAACTTATGATTTATTTACTGAGATGGAAAGAATAGATCAAAAAATTGGAGGAGAAGGAGTAAGTAGAATGCTACTTAATCCTTCAGTTGAAGGAGGAAAAACTTTAAGAAGTCTATTTGCTAAGTGGTGGAATGCTATGGCAGATGAAGATAAAGATATGCCAAAAGTTAATCCAAATAAAATAGATTTTGAAGAGATACAGAATTATTTAAATACATCTCCAGAAAAAGTACCCTCTCCAGTGTGGAATAAGAATGCATTAATTCCTTCTGTGAGACAACGATCTTATAATCTTGAAAATGCATTAGGTAAATCTTCTACATCTGCGTTAGCCGCAGGAGATAACTTTTTAATGGGTGTCAGAAACGGATTAGAAAAAGAAATGCAAGCAACTAATAATGATAGAATAGCAATGGCCGGTGGTACTCCACCTCCAGCACAAACAACAGGCCAACAGGTAACAGGTCCTGATCCTATGGGTGGATCGTTTGCAAACCTTCCCCAGGGTGGCGGAAATAAAGCTGCTCAATACCAATCCTTATGGCCGCAAGATAATCTTGGGCAAGGAATAGCTAATAGAAATGCCTAAAAAAGTAGACGAGTTAGCACACCAACGAATCACGGACCACGAAAAGCTCTGCAGAATTATGCAAAAACAAACACACGATAAAATTGAAGCACTTCGAAAGGATGTTAGTAGGCTAGAGAAAATTCTAATAGGAACTTCAGGTTTTTTATTAACTTCTATGCTAGGAATAATTGTTGCATTACTCTTTAGAGTTTTATAAAAGTAGGTGTGTTACTTATAAAGGAAAAAGAAAAGTTTATTATTAAAGACTTTAGACGTCTGAATAAATATCAATACGAATCCTATAAACGTGACGACGATCACGGTCCACGAACCTATGCTGTTAAAGACAAAAAGGTTCCCAGTGTTACTACAATCTTAAGCGCTACTCAATCAGAAGAAAAGAAAAAATCCCTAGACAAATGGAGAGAAAGAGTGGGCTACCAAGAAGCTGCTAGAATAACTAAGCAAGCAGCCACTAGAGGAACAGAGATGCATTATGTATTAGAACAATATCTAAATGGGCAAGGTTATTTAAATCTTTCTGAAGATGGAGCCCAAGCACGACTCATGGCTCACGAAATAATAAATAACCTAGGACCTTTAAAAATTATTTACGGAAATGAAGTTAACCTGGCTTACAAAGATAGATGGGCAGGCTCAACTGATGCAGTAGGAGAATATAATAATATTCCTACTATTATTGACTTCAAGCAAAGCAACCGCCCCAAACGAGAAGAGTATGTCATAGATTATTATTATCAAATAGCTGCTTATTCTCTAGCTCATAAAGAACAATATGGACCTATTAACCAAGGTTTAATTTGTATTTGTACTAAAGATGGATTGTATCAAGAATTTAAAATGGACAATGCACTTTTAAATCAATATGAAAATCTTTGGCTTGAACGCGTGGATCGCTATGATCAATTGAAGAAAGAAGGGGCTTAAATTTTTTCCGATTCAAACTCCTCATCCCATTGTTTCCCATCTCTTTCTTCTTTAGCTTTTTCTTTTTCTTCTTCTTCCTTTCTTATTCTGGCTAACTCTTTATAGTATTTAGGGTGTTTCCATTCAAATGTCATTCTTGCTCCTTTTTTTATATTTCCCTATTATATCAAATTGAGTTTTTAAAAATTTTAGAAAAAAATATGTTTATTGAATTCTAGAAGGAGGACTGTGTGACAGGTTTAATTCTAGCCGCGACAATTTTTTCCTTACGACAAAAATCGCTTTGCTTCTTCTCCAAGAGTTTGAGCACTTAATTTAATTTTTCTATCAAGAGCAGACATAATCATCACATCTAATGATTCGGGTACCATTAAATCGATATAAGTAACTTTATCCTTCTGACCAATTCGGTGCGCACGGTCTTCACTTTGCCACCGAACTTCAAGATTGTAAGAATTACTGAAATATACAACATACCGAGCAGCAGTAAGGGTAAGACCATAGCCACCAGTAGCAGGATTACCAACAAGGAAACGGCATCTATCATTAAGTTGAAAGTTGTTAACAGCATCTTTACGACCTTCAACATCAACTTCTCCGAATATTGAAACCACTGAATTTTTTCCATAGCGTTCCTCCAGGGTTGCTTTAATTTGTTTTATATTATACACATAGTTAGCCCATATAATAACCTTTCCATCACTTTCTTCGAGAAGAGCCATTAATTCTTTTAATTTAGGATTATTTTTAAATTCATGAATAGTCCCCTCATCTGTTTTCAAAAACCCTTGGCAGACCTGGTGTAGCCTTAATATTTCCGTAAGTTTATTATTAAAGCTAACCGTTTTATCCTCAATCAGTGCTCTAGCTCTTTTTTTTAAACGATTATAAATAGTTGCTTGTTCTGTAGATAAATTTACTTGTCGTTGTTGATACAACTTAGGTGGTAAGTCTAAGCACTCATCTTTTTTAACTCTGTAAGAAAATGATTTTAATTTCCACTCCAATTCATCTAAGTTAGTATAATATTTGGGTACTAATATTTGATTACCTCCCATTTGGATTTGGTGCATCACAGCATATCTAGCTCTGAATGTATAGAAAGATTCAAACCCTAATAATGCTTTACTTAAAAAGGCACATTGAGTATAAAGGTCTAATGGAGACTTTGTTATTGGCGATCCCGTTAATATTCTTCGGTATTTTACCGCTGTACCTAATTTACAGATTGCTTTGGTGCGTAGTGCTGTTGGGTTTTTTATGGTTGTGCTTTCGTCAATAATCATCATCATTGATTTTCCATTTAGATTGATTCTATTTTGCAACCATTTTTGTCCAGATTTGTGAGATAAAGCTTCAACATTCATTAAAGTAAATAAAAGTTTATTTTCTTTATCTGATTTAATTAATTCTTTATCTTTACTTATTTTCCAACACCAAATATTAGTAGGAAGAGGACAATGATTTACTATTTCTTGAACCCAATTGGTATAAACAGAATTAGGTGCTATAACCACACATTCTTTAATTTCTTTATTTTGCCATAAATAAGCTACATTATCTATTGCAACTTTTGTTTTACCAGTACCCATTTCCATAAAATAAGCATAGTTTTTAAGAAGTCCTCCATTATTCAACGCTTTTCTTTGGTGTTCATAGGGTTGAGTTTTATACTCATATTTTTGCATAAAAAATATTTATATTTTTTTCTTGCATTCGTCAAACAGAAATTGTATGAACATGGGAAAAGGAGGATCTTATGGACTTAGAGGCAGAATCAACCATACAGGTTGATACAGCGATGATAATAGACATCGCAAAGTCTTGCAATAAGTTATTGGAAACTCAGAATGAAATATCAGCGTTTGAAGAAAAACTTAAATGGTTGAAAAATACTGAAACTACTCTTTCTGAGCAAACTATTCCAGACTTAATGCACAAAGCAGGTACCACAGCAATTAAACTTGTTGATGGTACAAAGGTAGAAGTTAAACCATTCTACTCTGCAAGAATTCCTATATCCAGAACCGAAGAAGCCTTTACTTGGCTTCGAAGTAATGGTCATGGGGATTTAATCAAAAATAATGTTATGCTTTCATTTGGAAGAAATCAAGATAACGAAGCGAAATCTTTAGTTGAAGACTTGAGATCCAAAGGGCATACCGTTAAACAAACCGAAAAAGTGGAACCTATGACTTTGAAGGCGTTTGTAAAAGAACAAATTCAAAATGGTAAGAACGTTCCGTCTGACGTTTTCGGTGTGTATGTTGCTAGTAAAACTAAACTAACCACGAAGGAGGAATAATGCAACAAGCAAACACGGCTCAAGCTAAAGAGCTAGAGAAAAAAAAGCAAAACTTGCCACAAGCAATAGATTTGGAAGGATCCGCTGGCGAGGGTCAAGAGTTTATAACGGCTCGAGACACTAAGCTTCCAATACTCAAAATACTTTATGCCAACTCTCCGGTATTAAACGAAGATGATGGTAAGTATATTGAGTCAGCCAAACAAGGTGATATCTACAATGAAGTTACAGGTAATCTGTGGAAAGGAAAATCAGGTATCATTGTAGTTCCTTGTTTATATATCAACACTTTCAATGAGTGGAAAGACAGAGGCGACAGTCCTGGACGACCTGTAAAAATACATACCGATCCAGCGATTATGTCTGAAACTTCCAGAGGTGATGATAATAAGGATAGGCTGCCTAATGGTAATTATGTCGAAGACACAGGGAATCATTTTGTCTTTATCTTAGATAAAGATTATATTCCTCAAGAGCAGGCATTAATTAGCATGAAGTCAACTCAAAAGAAGAAATCTAAAACTTGGAATTCGATGATGCAAACTCGTCGAATGAAAGGTGCTAAAGGTTTCTTTAGACCGCCTACATGGGCGACTACTTATAAGTTGACAACTACTAAGGAATCCAATTCTCAAAACCATTGGTATGGATGGGTAGTAGAGTTTAACGACTTTTTAACTACTGAAAAACATGCTAAGTCTCTTGAGATTACTCGCGAGTTTTATAACACCGCGAAAGCAATGGATATCTTTGGTAAGGTTGATTATTCGTCAACGGATATAAATCAGGAAACTAAGAAAACTGCTACACCGTTCTAAAGATGCTCCAACGGTTAGTAGATCTTTTTGAAGGGGATCCTGACAAGTTCATTACGACTTCTCTGACAGGGGAAGTCGATGAACGAGGGAAACGCCAAGCTGAATATCGCACGGTTCACGAACCTGTGACGAAAAAGGTTTGGCAATCCCATTTGGACGGAGTAACTCGTATGGGCCTCCGTCCAGAAAACAACGATAAAGTTAAATGGGGTTGTATTGATGTAGATCCCGGCACTTATAAAAATTATTCTCAAAAAAAATATGTTGATATTATAAAAGAGTATCAACTTCCTTTAGTTCCAGTTAAATCTAAATCTGGAGGACTACACTTATTTTTATTTTTAAAAGATTGGGCATCGGTAGATGATGTCCGTAAAAAACTAGATGAATGGAATGATACTTTCTTTATGGCTAATGAAGTATTTCCGATGAATAAAGCAGTAACAATGCCATACTACAAAATGAACGCAACAGTAGAATTTGCCTTTGATGATAATTCAAATCCACTGATGATAGGAGCATTCTTAGATCTAGCAGAACAACGAAGACTAACAGTAAAAGAATTGTATAACTTAAAAACAAATGCATATGAACCCGAAGCTGATTGGCAACACTATCCTCCTTGTGTTCAAAAACTTATAACAGAACCTTGGCCATCTAACAATCGTAATAATTTCTTATTTAATGTAATGATTTTAGAGAATAAAAAAACAGATGGAAACTTAGATCTTAAGACATTCCAAGAGATAGCAATTCAAAGAAATAAACAATGTTTTCTTAAACCTTTAAGTATTAATGAGGCTAAAGCGGTAGCTAAATCAGTTAAGCAAAGTAGCTATCATTATAAATGTCCCCCTAAACATAATGAGTTAGCACCTATTTGTAATAAAGATTTATGTAAACTTCGTAAACTAGGGATAGGACCGCAGGTTCCTGACATTATGGATGAGTTTGAAGATATTATTTATACCCGAGACTCTAAGACTATTTATTTTAGTTTCACTTATAAAGAACAACGGATCACGGTGGAACCCGAAGACATGCGAGATGAGAAATGTTGGAGAATTAAATTATTAAAGTATGGATTATATTGGATGACTCTTCCAAGACAAAGAAAAGGTCCCCCCTTGTTTGAGTTAATGTTACAGGAACTTACTAAAAGAGCCATTGAAAATGAACAGGCTAAATATACAGATACTATAGAAGAAGAAAAATATGATGTGCTAAAAGCTTTTTTTGAACAAACAATTGAACAAGATGATTTTGAAAAACTTAAAGATGGATATGTAGTTTTAGATTCTAAAACTAATATGTGTTATTTCAAAAGAAGTACACTTAATAATTGGTTATCGCGTCCAGGAAATAAAAAATTTAAAAATACTATGGAAGCCTTTCAATTATTAGGCTGCCAAAGACATGACTATTTTGAAGGTGTACAAAATGTATGGTATGTAACCATGCCTGAGTTTGTAAACCATGTTAAGATAAAACAAACTACAAAGAAGAAAACCACAACGGAGCTAGACGATGAATTCCATACCGGAAAATTCAGAACTAAAGAATCTAAAAAGCCTATACCACAAAACGATTAAAATTTTTGGACCCCCAGGTACAGGTAAGACTCATACTTTAATCGAACGCGTTCTTAAAAAATATTTAAGAAAAGGAATTAATCCAAATGAAATAGCTTTTATTTCTTTTACTAATAAAGCAGTTAACACCGCTGTGGAAAGAGCATTAAAAGCTTTTCCTAAATACAACACTAACGATTTTGAAAGATTTAAAACACTTCACAAATATTGCAGAAGATATTTTGAAGAGGAAGTTTTTGATCCTAAAGATTGTATGATTGATTATGCATTACAAACTAAAATTGTTAAGAGTAGTGATAAAAGATTAGCTGATGATAACTTTACTTATAAAGACTGGTCTTTGTCTATTTATAGTAAAGCCCGAAATATGTTAGCCAACCCAACTGACATCTATAAAAGAGAATCATACAAAAGAGATTCATTAGATGTATTTATAAGAAAAATAAAAACTTATGAAAATTATAAGAAGTCTGGAGGGGAAAGATCCTTTATAGATTTTGATGATATGATTGAAAGAGCAATTGATGAAGTAAATTTTCCACCCCTTAAAATATTAATACTGGATGAAGCTCAGGATTGTACTCCATTACAATGGTCTGTCATTTACAAAATGGCAGATAAGATAGATAGAATTTATTTAGCAGGAGATGATGACCAAGGAATATATAAATGGAATGGTGCTGATCCTAAATATTTCACTACTTTCTTCCCAGGTCGAAAAGTTAAATTAAGAAAAACAAAAAGGTTTGGCGAAGCTGTGCATCACTTCTCTCAAATTATTAGACGAGGAATATTAGATAGTGAAGAAAAAGATTACGAACATGTAGATAAAAAAGGATTTGTAAAAAGATATTTAAATTTTAAGGAGATTCCTTTTTCTCAATTAGAAGGAACTTGGTACATCTTAGGAAGAATTAATAGCACAGTAAATGAATTAAGAATGGTAGCCAAAGATGCAGGATTATATTATTCCGATAATGATAATAATAAATGTTTTGATCCTTCTCAATGGGAAGCCATTAAAGCTTGGACCAGAATATCTTCCGGTAAAAAAATAGATAAACGTCAAGCAGAAAAAATGTATAAGTATATTAGAGAACTTAAAAGTCCAGACTACAGAGCTACTAAATTTTGGATTAATGAACCTGATTTTAAAGAGTATAATTTTAAAGATTTAAAAGAATGGTGTGGATTAGATCTACCTGATGAAGCGCAGCAGAAACAATGGTGGTGGATTTTAAGAAGAAATTTTACTCCACGACAAATTATTTATTTTTTAAGACTTCTTCGTCGGTATGGTCAAAAACAACTAGATGAAGATCCTCAGATTATTATTGATACCATTCATTCAGTAAAAGGTGGAGAAGCCAATCATGTGGTTTTATATGGAAAAGGAAATTTTCCATCCAACTTTAAAAGTAAAACAAAACAAGAAAAAATTGATGAAAAAAAAGTCTGGTATACAGGTGCAACTCGTGCTAGAGATACGATTCATTTGTTAACAACGGATTACAAATATAACTATCCATTGGGAGCAGATTATTTAGTTTATGTCCAAGAACAAACCAGATAAACAGTATTATCAAGACTTAAAAAATATGATAAAGAAAATAAAAAAAGAAACTGGGTGGAAAGATATATTAAAAATAACAGAAGAAGCTCAGATCCGATTGAATAGGAAAGAGAAAAAGAATGACGGACAAAAACCTCTTTAAATCAACCACTTATGATAGTTTAAATAAGCAGGTCGATGGTGATCATTACAGAGGAATGAAAATTCAGCCAGCAGAATTCATAAATGAAAATAACCTTCCCTTCGCCGAGGGGAATGCAATTAAATATATTTGCCGACATAAAAAGAAAGGAAAAGAAAAAGATATAGACAAAGCAATCCATTATTTAGAAATGATTAAAGAGAGAGACTACGCATGAGTTTACTTAAAAGAATACATGTAAATATGCATAAGATTAAAGCTAATAAAAAACACGGCACTAACGACCCTGTTATTACAATTAAAACCAGTAAGTCTAATACGTATGCTCATGAAGTTAGTATTTTAGGACCTAGTAAAGTTGTTTATAAACCTACTAAACCTTTAAGTTGTGGCGCTAGAGTATGGATTGAAACTACAGCGGAAGTAAAAACTGCATGAGTTTACAATTATCAATGAACTTTAAAAAACATATTTGGTCTTGTCCTGCAGAATATAAAGATCTTTCACACGCAAAAGAAATAGCAATTGATTTAGAAACTCGAGACGATGGCATTGCATCTGGCCTAGGGGCAGGATGGGCTACAGGTAATGGTAACATTATAGGTTTTGCAGTAGCGACCGAGGGCTGGCAAGGATACTATCCCTTTAAACATTTCGGTGGTGGTAACATGATACCGGAACAAGTACAAAATTATATTAAAGATGTGTGTGCTTTACCTTGTACTAAAATTTTTCATAATGCTCAGTATGATGTGGGCTGGTTAGAAAAGGAAGGCTATAAAATTAATGGAGAGATAATTGATACAATGGTAGCTGCAGCTATCGTTGATGAAAATAGATTCTCTTATTCTTTAAATGCTTTATCTAAAGATTACCTGGGGGAAATTAAAGCAGAAACAGATTTAATCTTAGCAGCTAAAGATCATGGCGTAGATCCCAAAGCCGAGATGTGGAAGTTACCTGCGGAGCATGTTGGATTTTATGCTGAACAAGATGCACGACTCACGTACCTATTGTGGCAGCAACTTAAAAAAGAAATTGTTCAACAAAGTTTAGGAACCGTATGGGAATTAGAATCTAATTTATTACCAGTGCTTATAAAAATGCGTCAAAGAGGGGTAAGAGTACAAGTGGAATTAGCTCAACAATTACAAACAAAAATGCAACACCAAGAAAAAGAATTGTTGATGGCAATAAAAAAAGAATCAGGAACAGACATAGACATTTGGGCAGCACGCCAGATTGCCATAGCTTTTGATAAGTTGAAGATAGAGTATCCACGGACTGCAAAAACAGGCGAGCCATCATTTACCCAAAACTGGTTGTTCAACTGTAAACATAAAATTGCAAAGTTAATTGTTAAAGCGCGAGAAATAAATAAATTTCATAACACCTTCTTATCTTCTATCATGAAATACCAGGTGGATGGAAGAATACACGGTGAAATAAATCAACTGAGATCGGATAATGGTGGAACTGTGTCGGGGAGATTATCAATGTCTCATCCTAACCTGCAGCAGGTACCAGCTAGGAACAAGGAGTTTGGTCCTATGATTAGATCTTTATTCATTCCTGAAGAGGGATGTAAGTGGGGTAGCTTTGATTATTCGCAGCAAGAACCACGAATGACGGTTCACTATGCAGCATCTATAGGGGATGGCTACGAAGGAAGTAATGAATTAGTACAGGCTTATCATGAAGCTAGTGCAGATTTCCACCAAACTGTAGCGGATTTAGTAGGAATTGAAAGATCTCAAGCTAAGACTATTGGGCTAGGGTTAATGTATGGAATGGGTAAGAATAAACTAGCTAATTCTCTCGGCTTATCAAAAGAAGAAGCAACACAGCTAATATCAAAATATAACAATAAGGTTCCATTTGTGAAGCTATTATCTGATAGATGTATGCAGACCGCAAGTGAGAAGGGTATCATTAGAACTAAAAAAGGTCGGAAGTGTAGGTTCAATATGTGGGAACCTAGAGATTTTGGCTTACATACTGCAGAAACATTTGATAATGCAGTTGCTAAGTATGGAAGAGACAATATTAAAAGGGCTTATACCTATAAGGCCTTAAATAGATTAATACAAGGATCATCAGCAGATCAAACTAAACAGGCAATGTTAGCGTGTGCAACCGCAGGCTTCTTACCTATCTTACAGATCCACGATGAACTATGTTTTAATGTGAAGGATGAATCAATGGCAGATGAAATCAAGAAAATAATGGAAGGATGTATCGAATTTAAAGTACCCTTTGTGGTAGATAAAAAATTAGGAGATTCCTGGGGAAATGCCAAATGATGAATTAGGATATTTAGCTGGTGTATTTGATGGAGAAGGAACCTTTGGTATATGGTCAAAGGGGAAGAATAAAACAAGACAATTAAGAGTGTGTGTAGATATGTCAGATGGCGATACAGTATTGAGATTTCTCACTTTTTTTAAAGAAGGAGCAATCTATTCTAGGCAGCCAAAAGACCCTAAACATAAATTAATGTATAGCTGGAGAGTAACGAAAAAAGAAAAAGCTTTAGATATTTTAAGAACAATGTTACCATACCTATCTAAAAGAAGACAACTTAAATTTCATGAGGTAGCTAATGGCTGAATTATTAACCACGACCCAAGGATCAACGACCACGGTTCACCCTTGGTATCAACTATTTAAAACGCGATTAGCCCATATTAATTTAGATAAAATTATAATGGTTCCTAATGTTGTAATTAGTATAAGTGAAGAAGAGAAAAAACATTTTGAAAAAAATGGAATGCTTACTCCTATTGTAATTGATGAAAATAATTTATTAATTGATGGAGCTAAACGATTAAAATACTTTAAAGGTATAGCTCAGTATGCGTTAGTTTATAAAGCTAAAAATGTAGATGAAGAAAATTTTTTAAAAGCTTTAAATGGTAAGTGTGATGAGAAACACCCGGATATATTTGATATGTCATTCTTGTTTGAAAAAGATATGCGCGAGTTTACCCTTAAGGTTTTACCCCTTTTTAAGGAAGGAATTAAAGGAGCCCCTGTATCTAACTAGCTATACTAGGTTTCTGTTCCTGTTCCACTTTAATTTCTATCTGTGTCTTCAGGTCTTTTATTCGAAATGAGGCCACTTTCATCTCGTCCTGTTGACCAGTCGTAGCCAACCGAGCCCATTTGTGCTCTAAGTTTAGCTTTTCTTGTACCATCGCCTGTAACGCCATTGGTAAACTCCTCATACGTTAGCCGGACTCCATTTGAGTAGAACCCTTTTTCACTTTGTTCGTTTGAGGTATCTACCTTAATGTGTCCTTGTTCAACAAGCTCTGCAAACTTTAACAGAGCCGCTTTATCGTCCGGAGCTTCCACATTCCCATTTAAATAAGAGCCATCTACGAAAGCTTGGATGCGATATAGCTTCATAAGTTAATATAAGACACGCTAGGGTTGTTTGTCAAGGCTATTTCCATTGAATTGCGTGGTTCATAGAATAGTCTGAGGGGATACAATTAATAGTCATTTCTGTGGCGTAGGACCCTCTATTTTTAAGATTTAGCTGTATTTGGGTACCAAGGTACTCGGCTCTATCAAGACAGCTCTCAAGGCTTATATGGCGTGATTTCTCATATTCATAGATATTACCGCATTTTTCGCCCAATGAATCAGTCTCCACGGCCCAACACATACTCCCAAATAGCAAGTAAGTAACAGCCTCTTTCATAGCCTAGCGCTACCAAAATTCTGCCACAAAGTCAATTAAGATTCTAGTCCTGGTTTGGGCTGAGGCAATATCAGGGCTTCATCAATACACATGAATTTGATAAGAGTACCATATTTATTAACTTCTTTAGGCCCTATTTCTTTAGCTTTTTTAATGGCTTCATTGTATCCGGCTATCATACACTCATAGTGAGAGTTGTATAAATCAGGCATCTGATGAGGCGGTAAACAGTGCTGAAAAACAGAGCTACAAATAATCATGCTCAGGACAAATTTCATCTTGACTTTATATTATCTCCCATATATATAAGAACTATGAAAATAAAAAGTAAAAGTTCTTTATGGCATAATATCATAGAACAGGTAGATGAACAATTAAGCAGGATACCTTCTCATGATGTTGATGGTACTCCATTGGAGGATTCACTTAGATTTGATGATTACAAGGATGGTCTTAAAGAATTAAAAATTACAACAAAAGAGAACAAAGAAATAAATCCGATTCATACCACACTAGCTAATGATTTAGTGTATGATGAATTGGCAACAAGAAGGGAAGGAAATGGAAAATAAATACGGTTGTTATGCGTGTGGTAAAGAGATTCCTACATTTAAGGAAACTCTTTTAATAATTGCAAAGTTTTTACAGAATCCAAAAACTCCAAAAAAAATAATAGACCAGGCACACACTGATTTAGGGAAAATGGGTGATCTGTTAGATATATTACACAAAAAAAATCAAAAACCAAAAGAAGACTTTATAAATCAAAATAAAATTAATGAAGCAATACAAAAATTAGAGAAAGGAAAAAAAGATGGAAAGGGAAATTAAAAACGCATTAATGATAATATTTGCACTTGGTATGTTACTAAGTCCAAAATTATTTTTATTACTTATAGGATATATGATTTATGGAATTTTCTATTAAAAAATTTTTAAAAGATTTATGTATAAATTCTTTTTATTACAAAACAGAAATTGTTTGTGGTATAGCTGGATTTATAATTGGTGTTGCAGCAGCAACATTACTAAACAACTTTATAACGGGGGTATTTTAATATGTATGACCCAATGGTAGCAGAATTAAAAAATTTACAGAAAAAAATGGAGGATACTGACAATGACATAACTCAACAAAAAAAACATCATGCAGAGTCTCTGAAGCTGCTGGCCGAACAGCGAGAAGAAATCGAGGCTCTGCAAAAACAAAAAGGATATCTCCAGGATCAATTGAGAAAAGCAGGAAGTACAATTAAACAATTACACACGGACCTAGGAACAGCGAATGACGAACTAACAGTTAAAACTCTTCAAGTTAATCAACTTGAAAAAATTAGAAAACAAGTTTTAGTAGGCTTACAAGAAATGAAAGACGACTTAAACGATAATAACAAGGATAAAAATGGACATTAATAAATGGAAGAGTGTAGCTGTAAAGATAGATGACTACAAGCTATTGAAAGGAATGTGTAAAGAAAAATTCCGTGCACCCGCAGGGATGATTTCTAAACTGGTAAATGATTACATAAAACACGTAGCTAAGAAGGAAGGGATAAGTGTTGAGTCCCTTAAAAAGAAATATCTCAATGGAGCCAAGGGGTAATAAATGGTAATGACTCCAAAAGACATAGAAGAGTATCATAATTTGGAGAACCTAAAAATTTTTAAAGAGACAGGTTATGATGAATTTTGTGTTAGGTTTTATCATAAGACTAAAGAATTAGTATTTTTAGTTAATGGGGTTGAGAGAAATCGAATCAAGTTAGATGACCCCGAATCAAAATTCGAAGAATGTTTAAGTGCGATTAAATCTTTATTTATATCATGGCGAAAACCGATAAATTAATAGAACCTAAAGCAAAAAAATGGGCAGCAAGGAATCCTTGGTTTGGTAAACATAAAGGGTTCACACATCTTGCTTTGGATACTCACGAAGAATTAGTGAAATTAGGAATTAGTCCGCGTTCTAAATTATATTATAATTTAATTGATATGGTTATGTTTCTTTTTATATCCAAGAATGCCAAACTTAAAAGAAATTATGGTAGAAAAAAGAGAATACGTTTAACTCCAGCACAAGTATATATAGCAAAAAAATTACAGGTCCCTTTAACAGCATACGCCACAGAATTAAGGAGGTGTATATGAGAAGTTTAATTGAAAGCTGATAAACGGGTTAATGGTTGGAGAACCTGGAGGTAATTTGAGTAAAAATAAAAAAAATTAAGTAAAAAATTGAGAGATGTTTTAAAAAAATACGAAAAGAAGAATGGCAAAAAAGCTTAATTTACATACAGAAATCAAGGATTTTAAGAACTATTGGAGAGAAGATAAGCCCTGGGGAATTCAATTTAAAATTGCTACATCAGAAAAAACTTATGTCATTGATTGTAAGTGGAAAGATAGGGTAAGATTACCTGATGGAAGAGTTATATCTAATGTACTTGCAAGAAAGGTGAAAAATGGATAAGAAAGAAATTAAGTATGAGATTTGTACTTTTTGTAAAGGGAATGGATACATTAAAGGACAAATAAATACCGGAACTTGCATCCACTGCGATGGTTCAGGTCACAAGGAACACGGCTCACGGATCAGTAATCAATTATTTTTAAATATTTTTAGATATGTAGAAGGATATATTGATGGCGAAATCGAAGGATGGTATCACTGAGTATACAAAAGCTCTAGTCATTCTTGCGGCCAATCTAAAAAAATCAGACTATGATAAAATTACAAGTGTAATGTTTGCATTACATAATGGAGTATGCTTTGGCTACAAACCAGAGTTTGATCCACAAATGATAACAGATGCAAATGATTTGTATAAATTTCATGTGAAGAAAAAACACACTAATAATGTAGTAAAACTCAAGCTGATTAAGGGTATGAAAGGTGATGATGCTAAGTTATAATTCATCTATGAATATCTTTGAAAATAATCTTAATCTTTTGATAGTACCACGAAAGGAAAAATGGTCAGGCGCACAAATCCACAGGATGATTGAAGATGTGGAAAAACAATACCAGGTCGCTTCTGGGTTAAACATAGCACCGGAGGTTAAACACCATTATCGTGAACTATTCACCAACCTTATTAAAACTTATGGGCATTGAAATAGCCGAATCTTTAATTTCTCAAAATCATCATTGCCCTGAACAGAGACTATGGCGTCATGTATTGTTGAACGCTGTGGAAGATACACGTATTTTACAGTCCGATAGAAAATCAAGTATTCATAAAATGGAAGCACATCAATGGATCACCAAAGAAAATAAAGATTTTAATTGGATTTGCTGGCAATCAGGATGGGATCCTGAAATAGTTAAAGAGCAATATTTTAAAGCTGTTCGAAATGGAAATATTACTTTTACTCATAGGCAACTAAAATGGATAGAATATTATCGTTTATACCTAGATCTTAAAAAAGAAGCTAATGAAGATAAAAGAAAAGCATTAAGAAAAAAAGTAGAAAAATTAAGGAAACAGGTATTGGCAACTACGACCGCTATTGTAAAAAATTTAACCAGTAAACCTAATCTACTCCCATGCGTTTAATACCCCTAATAGTGTGTATATTTATTATGTTTACATCATGTAATAGAATGGATTATGATTTAAATCCATGGACAGCGGGAATTAAACACATAGTAAAAAATGGACAATCACAATAAAAAAGCCCTAAAGCATCTTCCTAAATTAAAACAAGATATAATTAAGTCTGTCTTTCAAACTGATAGTAGAAGAAAATACGGAGATTTAGTCGAAAATATAATCCAGAGAAAATTAAAGTTAAAACCTGGGAAAAAGGCCTAAGACTTTCCCCCAGGTAGAAAGGAGCTGTTTTATGAAAATAAAAAACAACTTATTCTTGAATTAACATATTCCCCTTAGTTATGCAAGAGTTGGGGTTCCCAATCTTTAATCAACGCCCACGACTCTTCAGCTTCCCTTTGAATCCGAGCTGCTTCAAAAGCGTCATAAGCCTTGCCTATAAAAAATGAAACAACCCGCGACATACTAATTGGAAGCTCAAATCTATGCTTAGAAAGAACTTGAAGCTGGTCGTAGCACTCTTTAGTTAGAGCAAGAGATTTAAATTTGTTTGTGTCCATAAAATTACCTCCTTTATACCTATTTCCTAGTTTCCTCAGATAGTTTGTCAATTCTTAATTTCCCCTATACCCTCTCTATACAAATAAAAATTTTAAAAAAAAGTTTTAGTCAAAACTACTAAGAAATTAAGAAAATGGCTTAAATACTCACTTTCTTTAAGAAAAGTTTTAAGAAAAATTCTTAAAAAGTAAGAAAAAATAGGTCAAAACCTAGTCTCTTACGGGGAAAAAATAGAAATATTTCTTAAAAAATATTTTGTGCTATAGTGAGGGTATATGCCAGCAAAAAAGAATGTAATGAAAACTACTATTGAATTGACTCCTAAACAGAGGACGTTTGTAGATATATTGGTTGCTAATTGGGGGAAGATCTCCAAGGTTGAAGCAGCTCAACGGGCTGGGTATACATCTAGAAAAGCCGAAGGGCCCACCGAGACAGCGAGTAGACTCACTAATCCGGCTCAAAATCCACATGTGTGTAGATACTTAGAAAAAAGACTACAACAGGAATTACAAAAATATGAAAAAGATAAATTGATTGATTATAAAAAGTATGAAGATTTAGGTGATCGTGCTGCTAAAGCCGGTCAATACACTGCAGCGATTAATGCTTTATTTAGAAAAGGTCAGATGGCCGGATTCTTTGTAGACAGGAAGGAAATTAAACACACAGGTCTGGAGGGCATGAGTCGTGAAGCGTTGGAGAAAAGATTATCCGAACTCGAGAATAAAATCGGGGAAGGTAAAGAGATCATTAACGTTACGCCAAAAGAAGTTGCTGGCTGATCCCAGTAAATTCTTTCAGGTATTTAACGAAGTACATAATTCCCACATGACTACTACTGTGGGATCAGTATCGGTGAGGATAGATGAAGAAGAGAATTAATATAAATAAAAAAGCTAAAGTAGAGATTGATCGCTATCCTATGGTGGAAGTCCATTGGAAAGATATTGTTAGTGATTCGAGTTGGCAAAGCATTACTCATTTACTTAAATCGCAGCTCCCTGTGTGTGTAACTAAGGGACATTTATTATCTCAATCTAACGGTTTAACTAGAATATTTGGGGATTTTTCTGTAAAAAATAATTCAGACCCGGAGGAAATTGAGGAAATTGGGAATACTACTGTTATACCTAATTCAGTGGTTGTTAAAATTAAAAAAATAAAGTAATAGTATTTTGTGAGTGAAGAAAAGAAAAAAAAGCAGCCGAATGTTCATGTAAACATTTTAAATTGGGGGCCCTTTGTTCTCCATTTTAAAATTAGTGAAAAGTTCCATAAATTGTTATTAGAAGGGGCTAAACAGGCTAGGATTGCAGACAGAGATTATCGCACAAGATTAGCCGGGCATATTAGAGAAGAATATGCTTACAATGACTTAAATACATATACTCCTTATGTAGCCGGTATGATGAGAGCTTATGAACAAGCGCTGAGAGAGTGGCGTAACTCCGGGAAGGATGAGCCTTATAATAAATATTTTTTAAAATCTATGTGGGTTAACTACCAAAAACAAAATGAATTTAATCCACCACATAATCATAGTGATAAATATTCTTTTGTTACTTATTTATCTATTCCAGAGGAATTAAAAGAAGAAAATAAAAATTGTGTAAGTACTTCAACTGGTCCAGGGAGTTTAATGTTTACTTATGGGGACGGCCCTAAAGAATATATTACCTATCAATCTTATTTCCCAGAGGAGAGAGATATATTTATTTTTCCTTCTAGTTTGACCCATTATGTGTGTCCATTTAAGTCAAATTGTGAAAGAGTATCGGTTTCTGGCAATATTTTAGTTGATTTACCATTACATGCAGCACCACCAGATATGAGTATAAATGTGGTGGATGGGTATGGGGAGAAGCCCGCCAAAATCAAAACTTGATTTGTTTCGCGTGGCACAAAAAAGAGAATCAAAGCTCTGGCAAAGAATAAAAAAATTAAACCTGGATGCACAAATTTTCCGCATAGAATCTAATACAATTAATGGAATACCGGATGTTTATATTTTGTATAAAGGTCGTACTATTTGGATAGAACTGAAATCAAATGATCTCAAGAATTATGGTTTGAGTAAGTGGCAAATCAATTGGCATTTAACGCACTTGAGAAATGGTGGCACAGCGTATATCTTGGGCTCGGGGGTCAAGCACCGAGCCCTTAAACTTCTAGAGATTAAGGGAAGGGGATCCGTGGGCCTCGTCTCGGTTGCCTCGGATGATGAAGTTGGATTACGTAAACTAATTCTCCGGGCCCTGGGACCAGCTGCCTCCTGAACCTGAACCTGAACTGGTTCTGGTTTGCTCGTCCTCGTTCTCGCCTCGTTTCCCTCGCGCCCTCGTTAACTAAACAGCACTGGTCCGGGATCCAGCAGCTCAGGATGCAGGTGGAAGCTCACGCTTCTCGTCTCGCCTCGCCTCGTTTGAAAGGCGCGTGGGAAATAAATTCTTGTGCTCATCAGGAGCTGGATGCGTACCGTGCTTCAGGAAAATTTAGGGCTTGACATTATCCCACGATATCTTATATATAAGATATCCCATTCGCAAAAATACGTGTTGTGGGATTAGATCGTTCGGCTATTGGTTTGATCTCGATGTTACGGACGATTTAGTTGAGCCACTAGGTTAAACGAAGGTGCAACGAAATTCGCGCGAAGCGACGGAGTTATTCGGATCAGTCTTCGCGCGTGGGACTGCGCGATAAAGGAAACTTGGATAAGTAGCGTAAGAGAAACACCGGTTATTAATTTGCTCTTTCGAACCGCGCCAAGCTGGTCTCGTCTCGTCTCGCCTCGTCCCGCTCGCCTCGTTTCTTTAAACTAAATAGCATCTGCAGCTCACCTGTGCTTCGCACGGGGGTAGACACAGCTCATACCCTGAAGTAAGGTTTGTGTGAGGCGTGGGAATTTTATTTTGTTAACTTTTTCCTTTCGTTCTCGCGCCTCGCCTCGCACCAAGCTGGTGCTTGGGCTTCCAACTAAACTACAGGACTCTGGATCCAGGCAGCTCCTGCTGTGAAAAATAAATTCATTTAGGGCTTGACTTCCCAGAAAGATGGGATATATATACCTGAAGCTCACGGGGGCATGCATATGCGTTACGGATGGATTAACTTTCATAATGCCACCATCACAGCCGAGCCGAAGGGAGACTGGAGGTCAGGCTGGTGAGCCCAACAAAAGGAGAAACAAATGAAAATACAAGAATGGCTCTTAGCCAAAGAAAAAGAAGAAGGTGTCGGTTCAACCCTGATCAAGGACATCGCGCACCACGGATGCCAGGGCGGAGTCCCCGGTATAATTTACTACAACGAAACGGTAGCATTCTATGCAGCGCATGAGGAAGAGATTTTTGAGCAGCTGGAGGATTACGCAGAGAACGAAGGTCTGAAGCTTGGTCAAAAGGTACAACAGGTAGCACGGGATGCCGGTTCGCTACGTCAGTTCAAGAACAACCTCGTTTGGTGGGCCGTCGAGGTCCGGGCACAGCAGCTCCTGGATCAACGGGAAGCAGCGTGATGCTGCTCATTTCCCTGTTGCTACTGTTTGCCTTCTTTTACCCATACCACGCAATGTGGCTGTGCGCCATCGGCATGTGTCTACTCTAGAATCATTCTAATCTGCCTTCTCGCCTCGCTCGCCTCGCTCGCTTCGCGCGCGTTTGGTAAATAGCATCAGCTCCCTCCGGAGCTGCTGGCAGCAGCTTCCAGACAGGTTTAATTAGCAAAATTGTTTCTTTATTTTCTTGTTGCAAATGATTTGGGATATGATAAGACAATAGAAAAGGAGAAAATATATGTTTGATGACTTTAAAGAAGAACTACTAAAGAACATGCCTATTAAATATAGTAAGATTGTTCCATTGAAAACACCATTAGAAAGCATACACGATATGCACTCTCTCGGTTGCTGGACTGCGATAGATTTATTTCAGTTTAGTAAAGAAAACAAGCACGACACACCAGCACTATTCCTACTGCCGTTTGATAGAAAACTTATCAACGATAGATTTAAACTATTTCTTACGCACGGGGAGAAAGCTGATTTGGTAATTGATGAAGATAAATCTTCTCGCTACGGTGCGTTGCATATCATTTGTGAGTTCACAACAACATTCTCGAAAGATATTATGGTGCCTATCATTACGGGTATGTTGAAAGATATGTCCTCGCCCTACTATTCGTTTGTCTCGGAAACTTGGGTGGTTAAACAAAAAAAGCCCTACGACCGTGAGCAAGACGGCATGCCGTCCGAACACCCTGATAGAATGGAAAAGCTAATCATCTGCACATCTGACCCTACGCAAAATATTATGACTATGAAAGATATAGAAGATAATAAGTTGACAGGGGACGGAGATTATCAAACCACAAAAGCTGATGTGTCGGTTGGTCGATTCTCGAATTTGTTCAAAGACGATAAAGAACATACAAGACACTAATGGGGATAGTGTGCCTTGCCTCGCCTCGCCTCGTGCGTGGTGGGGTTGGGTGTTTATTAAATAAACTATGGTACACATGCACCCACAGTGGTAGCTGGGGTATTGATACAACTATAGGTTGTGTGAATAAAAAAGTTAAAATAATTGTTGTATCCTATCTTGATAAGATATAGATTTGTCATTGTCTAAATAAAAAACAAAAGGAGTGTTTATGACAAAGACAAAAACTAAACCTAGTTTAAGAATAGACAAAAAAGTTAAGACAACTATTCTTAATTATGGTTTAATAAAACAACAGATTAAATCTTTAACTAAACAAAAAGATTTAATTAAAAGTGAGATACTTCCATACTTTGAAAAAACTAATGCCATTATGTTAGTTGGTTTAGATAAGTATGAGGGTTATGCTCAAAGAGTTCAAAGAAATAGTAAGAGATTTAATCTTGCTAAATTCAAAGAGCAAAACCCTAAACTATATGCTAGTTATTTAGTAGATAGTGAGAGTGTTGAAATAAAAGTAGATGTTAAACCTATTGAGGTAGTTAATGCCCAATAATAGTTTAATAACTTTGTTAGGTACTGACCTAACAACTAATAATGTTGGGCGTGAAGTTGAACGCCCAACACACGCACAAACACCGATAGAAAAAAAAATAAACTATCAACTTTTATATAAAATGGTTGAAAGTTCAGTTGAGGAAATTCTTTTAGAATATCCAGATGACCCTATCGTTGTTAAGTTAAAAGAAAAACTTTTAACTAATCTTAAGCCTGTAATTAAACAGATACTACCTACTGAATAATTACTAATAGCCACGCGTTTAACCACGCGTGGCTACCATCTCCACCACCATCTCCAGTACCAGTTCCACCTGCCTGAAGGTAGATGATCCACGCCCTTCAGTTGAAGGAAGGCTCAATATGTAGTACAAATAAGAATGATGACCCACAATATCTGGTATCGCTTACAACCACGAGTTGAACAACAACGCGTGAACTTTAAGCGAGTTAGAAACACGTACGGGGCCCCAAATACTTATGGGACTCCTGAAAAAAAAATTTTAAAATTTTTAAAAGTCTAGGAAAATGAATACTGATTTACTATCAACAGAACAATTAAGAGACCGTGTAGAAAAGACCTGGTTACAACATATCAAGCTTTGCCAAGATAATTTTCTATATTTTGTTAAAGAAGTATGGCCAGACTTTATATTTAGAAAAACTAATGATTCCTCTCGATGGGGCCATCATCAAATCATTGCCAATGAATTTACAAAAATATCGAATGATAATAAAGGAAGATTAATTGTTAATATGCCTCCTAGACATACAAAATCGGAATTTGCTTCTGTTTATTTTCCTGCGTGGATGATGGGAAGAAATCCTAAAATGAAACTTATGCAAGTTTCCCACAATACAGAATTAGCTACTAGGTTTGGTAGTAAGGTTAGAAATTTATTAGCTTCTCCAGAGTATTCACAGATCTTTGGAGATGTTAGACTCAGAGAAGACGCAAAGGCCAAAGGTAAGTGGGAAACCAATCACGGTGGCGAATATTTCGCAGCTGGAGTAGGAGGAGCAATTACTGGACGTGGTGCGGATCTGTTGATAATTGACGACCCACACACAGAGCAGGATTCTTTGTCCGAGGGGGCCATGGAGCGTGCATATGACTGGTATACATCTGGACCCAGACAGCGTTTGCAACCTGGTGGTTCGATTGTATTAGTTATGACTCGATGGGCAGAAGATGATTTGACTGGTCGTTTAATCAAAGCTCAAAAAGAACCTAAAGCAGATAGGTGGAAACAAATTTCCTTTCCTGCAATTATGCCGAGTGGTGATCCAGTCTGGCCAGAGTATTGGTCGTTTGAAGAATTAGAAAAAGTAAAAGCTTCCTTAACAATTAGAAATTGGTCGGCTCAATATATGCAAGAGCCTACATCAGAAGAAGGAGCAATCATTAAAAGAGATTGGTGGCAAGTATGGAAAGGGGGATTGCCCACTTTAAAACATGTTATCCAATCTTATGACACTGCATTCTCTAAACAGGAAACAGCTGACTATTCAGCTATTACCACATGGGGAATATTTAAACCTTTCGAGGATGAACCCGAAGCTATTATTTTATTAGACGCGGTCCGTGGTAAGTGGGACTTTCCTGAATTAAAAGTAGTCGCGTTAGATCAATATAAATACTGGGAACCTGAATCTGTGGTGATCGAACAAAAAGCCACGGGCCAACCACTCACTCAAGAGTTTAGGAGAATGGGTATTCCTGTTATAGATTTTGTCCCCTCTAAAGGAAAAGACAAGCATACCAGGGTTAATGCGTGTGCTCCTATGTTTGAATCAGGACAAGTCTTCTATCCAGAAGGAGAGCGATTTGCTTATGAAGTAATCGAGGAATGTGCTGCTTTCCCTCACGGCGCAAATGACGACTATGTAGATAGCACCACCCAAGCTATGTTAAGATATCGACAAGGTTCTTTTGTTTCTACTTACTCAGACTGGGAAGAGGAAGAGAAGAAAAACAAAGGATTAAGAATAGTGTATTATTAATTATGGCTGTATTTAGTAGATTTGGGACTCCTTTATTAAACCTTGCCTTTAAAAAAGCAAGAGTAGGAAAGCGTGCCCAAAAGATATTTGAAAAGATTTATGGAGAGAACCAAGCGGCAGGCTTAAGTCGATATTCAGCTTATGATGCTTCGAAAAAAGAACTCATTAAGAAATTTAAACTTAAAGTTAATAATAGAGGAGAAGTTCTTAATAGAGTTGAAGGTGGAGAAATTGTCATTGGTAAGAATGTAGATAAGGATTTGTTATGAAAAGAAAACTTCTGACAAGAGCTATGAAATTAGCTAGAAGAAAAGCGTCACAAAAAAAATATAATCAAATATATAAATCTTTATCTAGACGTAATATTTATGTAAAAGGTAAAAAAACAGAAGCTAAATATAATTTCAAACAAAAACCTACCACTCATTCAGGAATAGAAATTAAAACTCAAAAAGGAACTCATTATGGCAGAAGAGGTTTGACACTAAAAGTTAATCCTGGAGGTTTTGGTGCTATTATAAAAAGAATGCCTTATGTTGGTTCTAGAGAAACCTGGGGCGAAGAAATGTCTAGAATGTATGGTGGAGTTCATATGAGCCAAAACCCAGCAGACGTTAAAAAAAGCGTTAGAATTTTACTAGGAAAAAAGAAAAGAAAAATTAAAAAGAAATTAAAAGGAGGCTTATTAACTAAAGCGATTAAAACAGGATTTAAACAATTTAAAAAAGCAACAGCTGGGCATAAAATGCACACGCGGGCTAGATTAAAATTAAAACAAGATCCTAAGTATATTAAAACTCCCGAACTAGCTCCTTTAGGAGTTCATAAAATTAAACCTGATGATTTAAGAAAATTAACTATTGCTCAGGGTTTAAAAATAAAAATTCAAAATCAAGCAAAGATAGCTTTAAAGCATAATAAAAAAGCTATGCCCTTATTGTGGGGCAAAGCTAAAAATTTAAGACAAGTTTATAAATTAGATAAATATAACAAACCAAGAACAGAAAGAAAATTAGATAAGTTTTTTAAAGATTATACTAAATTAGAAACTTACATAAATAAAATTAAATCTAAGAGTGCAACCAAACATAGTACTGGTGGGGAAATAGTAATTGGAAAGAATGTGGATAGGAGTTTATTGTAATGTCTAGATTTAAAAAAATAATAAAAAAATTAGGTAAATTTGCTCTTACAGGAGCTGCACTATATGGGGCAAGTCGTTTAGGTACTCCTAAAACTCTTACGGGTGCTACCGTAAAAACTATACCAGTTTCTGTTAAACATATAGGCGTTCCCGATATTGAAAACCTATGGAGTATTAAGTATGAATTCCCTCAAACACTTAATGATGGGGGTGAAGTAGTTATAGGTAAAAATGTTGATAAGGATTTATTGTAATGGCTGGATTACCAATACATAAACCTGAAGCGTGGAAAGAACAAAAACTAAAAGAATTGGAAAAAAAGAAAGCGCTCAGAGAACGTATAAAGAAAAAAGAAAAAGAACTTTTAACAAAGCAGTCAAAAGAAACAGGAATAATTCACCCTAAAGTAATAGGAGATCCTAAAAGTAAGATGCCTCGTATTGGCAGTAAAGATCATCCGTGGGATTCAAAAACAGGAACAGTATTAGCCCCTGATGGATTACCTAGAGGAGAGTCCATTTTCAAAGATGGTAAAGCAATTCCTATTATAGAAGTACATGATGGGGGTGAAGTAGTTATAGGTAAAAATGTGGATAGGAGTTTATTGTAATGGCTAAAAAAGAATTAGAAGAATATAAAACATACGAACCTTCAGCAGTTCCGGGAGCCTTGGGCATTGGTGCGTTAGTCGGGGGAGCTGCATACTTAGGCAGAAGACGAATTCCTTTCTTAAGAGAATTATTTAAAATTTCTAAATCAACTGCACCTAAACCACCACTTCAATCACAGGTGCCTAAACCATTAGATAAGGTTAATCAAACAATAGCCACGGCCCAAACACCCACGGCTCAATCAATGGAACTTATTTCTAAAACACC